TTGGTTGTATTATATCTTTTCCAGAGATCCAATATCGCAGGGTCACGCTGGGTGACCTTCTTGTTGGCCTTGGGGAAGTAGGTCTTGAATTCTTCCGGTGTCATGGTTTTCATCAATGAAATCTGATCCTGCGGTTGCAGGCGACCAAACATATAGAAGTCAGCACCACCCGGTTGCAGTTTAGAGATTTCCTTGGTGGCCACGCCGAGGTTCCGCAGCTTAATGGCAGCCGCCATCTGAGCGTCCTTATCTCCCCGCTGCTGTGCTCCCATATAATCCCTACGGGCCTCTGTCCGTTCTTTGGAGCGGGCAGAGACATCAAATGATTTCCGTTCCGGAACCACGGTCTCCTTAAACAGAAAACCAAGACGGTTTTGCAAGGGCGACTTGGAAGCATAGGTTGGGGTCGGGCCAAAACCCAGCAGTGGCATATAGACATCCCGATCGCTGATCTGTTTCATAACATCTTGTGTCGTATGGGGCTTGCCGGAAAGTTCCAGTGCCCGCTTGGCACCAGAAACCGACATCGGGCTTAACTGATCCCCCACCAGATGCTTTCCCATTTGCCAAATCTGCTGATAGGCAGGCGAGTTTTCATCGCGGATAGAGTATCCCGAATAGTCCTTGTTATTCACCATCTCTACAAACGGTGCGAACATCATCTTGTGATACAACATCTGGACTAGACCGCCGATCAGGCTTTGGCGCTCCTGAATATTTTTCATCGCCATCGGAACCTCCCGTGTATAGAAGGCATTGGTGATGCGTCGGGGCGACCCGTCCGGGTTCAAACCCCCGATGCGGGGGAAGATGTAGTCCAGCCCCTCTGCGTCTTCCCCCGACATTCCCTTGGTCATCATCGCATTGATGGTGGCCGCCGTCATCAAATAGATGAACATGTTGGTGGTCTTGCTGGTGGTCTGGCGGATCAGGGCGCGGGTGGGATTGGGGGCATCCATCATCCGCCGCACGATTGGCTCAAAAAAACCGCCACCAAACTCACGTACAAAGCCAAGATTCCAACCAAGAGAGAGAAAGCTACCGATAGATGCATCTTTCAAGGTCCGATCCCAGAACAGGCTGCCATAGAACATTTCACCAAAACGGTTGTCAATGCTGCGGCCGAGTGCCCGCATCGCTACCCGGCGGTTGACATCATCGGTGGCCAGATCAGGCCTGCGGCGCAGCAATAGTTCCCCTTCTCGCTTCAAGGCCGCCATCTTCAAGCTGGGAATCCATTTCTCAAAAATCGCTCCCATTGATTTCTCATAGCCCGCCAATACCGCATAGGGGATGGATTTGAGATACTGGCTCTTGCTCCACGCTTCCCTGAGACCTTTGACGCCCTGCATCCGCAATTGTTCAGATAATTGCGCGCTGATACCGGCCTCGTTCACCAGTTTGATATCGGCTGCATTCTTGGGAGTCTGGAGTTCCTTGGGCATGGCCCATGAATTCCTGATGCTCTTGCCAGCATGAGGCGCATAAGGTGTGGCCGCAAAGATGGCATCACCAAGGGTCTGCAATGCAGCCTCTGGCAGCGCGATCAGACGACGAAAGGCCCCCTGTTGACCACTGCCAAAGGTCTCCGTTAAGGCACGGGTGATGTTGCCAACCCCGAGAATGTGGGCGACGTGGACCGGATGGAACAAACTTAAGCCTAGCTTGATCGGTACCCATGCCGATTTCAGTTTCATCCATTTCCGGAAGGCATCTCCACGGAAGTCTTCATTGGCCCACAATCCTTTGGCTACCACACCATTCTCCCACAATGCTTGGGCATCGGGAGCGATCAGCCATTTCTCCCCAATCGGGGAACTGATTTCTTGCCAATGAAATGGACTACCGACAAGGGCGGGATTCTTCACATGGGCGGGGGCTTGTTCAGTGGGAACAGCCACGCCAATCTTTTCCAGATTGTGTAGCATCTCCATCTTGTTAATCATATCCGCACCCGCCAACCGGCGGTCGGTCACCATATTCTGGACGTTATCGTATTTCAATTTCAGACCATTAGCTTCGCCATATTGAATTAGTTCATAATCCCTCGCCTTCTGGAACCATTCTGATCCCATGCTGCGGATCATATTGTCTGGTTGGAACACCTGACGGGCCTGATCCGGTCGATCCCATTGATGTGGAAAGTAGTTTTCAATCCAATGGGCACGGGAACCCATGAAGATTTCGTTCTTGTAATCTTGCTGGAATTGTTTGCGATAGTCATCATAGGCTTTGTCCATCCATGGGAACTTGGCCGCCAAGTCTTGAGGGACGCCCAAGTCTTCCTCATAGGCATGGATGAACCGCTTCTGATCATCCCATGGCACTGCGTTCCATTTATAGCGATAGGTCTCGGTACCATGACGGATCAAGGAATCCTCGATCTGGGCCTTCATGGATTTATAGCGGGCCACTACAGCATCCGCTTTCAGGCCCGCCTCAGAGACATTTTCGGGCTGGAATTTATCCCACCAGAATCGTTTTAAGGCTGAGGGCTTGGGCGGCAAGGGCGGCGGCAGGCTGGCAATGAAGCCATCATGGGCCGCGCTGCGTCTTAAATCCTGCGCTTGGTTGCGCAGGTCTTGAGCATCTACTGGACTAAGAGCCGGGTTCTGGGACTGCTGGTCCAACTGCTGGGCTTGCTGTTCCTTGGCAGCCATCCGCGCTGGGGCTTGATGACGGTCCAGTTCATAGGCTGCTGCCTCATGATAATCACCTGCTTGGTTCAATAGCTTACGGGCGATATCCGGCGTCGGCGCGGTCATAGAGTCGTTGAGTTTTTGGGTCCCCTTGGCCATCAATTCGTTGGCGGCGGTGAGGCTCTCGGCCTGTGTCGGAGCTTCACTTCTCCCCACCCGATCTTGGCCCAGACCGAGAATCTTATCCTTAATGGCGAGATGACCGACTGCCGGAACAGCGGTGCCGATGGCCCCTTCCTTATAAGCTTCCAACAATCCTTCGGTTGGATTGTCGCCGGTGACCACATTCTTGCCAGCTTGAGCAGCAACCCCAATACCGGGCTGGACTGCGAAGGCTTGAAATGCTAGTTGTTTAAGGGGGCCACTGAACACTTTCAAAGGAAAGGCAGCCCATGAAGCACCAGCAGCCGCGCCAGAAATCAACGTTGACTTCACCGCCCGATCCCAAGCGCCATCAGGATCATTGGGTTGCTTCTTTAACTCCTGAGCAAAAGCTGGGCCTATTGTCTGAAGCGCCGCACCTATCGTGGCACCTCCGGCACCGCCTACAAGAGTACCTATTGGACCGGCTGCCGATCCTGCCAAGCCCCCCGCAACGCCGCCAGCGATAACCGGGGAACTCTCACCTATCCGGTACGTCATCTTAGGCAGACCACGGTCTAAGGGTTCATATAGGTCTCGTAACTCAAACGGGGCTGCCGCTGGGTTCTCATCGGCGGCTTGTGGAGTGGGCTTCTGGCCTTTGGCGATGTCAACACCTTGGCCCACATCTTGGAGTGAGTGTTGAAACCCGGCCGTTAACGCATCAATCGGCCCCGGCATGGGACCGCTCTCTGGCTCTGCGACGGGTGTCCAGCCCTTGGCGGCAATTGGAGCTTCAGCCGGAAGCCATCCCTTGCCCGCCTCGGGCGGCGGCGGTGGAGGGGTTGATAGGGGTAGTTGTTCCTCAACTGGTTCCCATCCAGCCATTATGATTTATCCGTCCGCAGGTCGGAAAACATCTGCTTATCCGCCCCAGATCATGACTTTACCATCTGGACCGATAAAGTATTTGCCTATCATTTCTGGACCGGGCTTAACGTCCTTACCGGGAAAGGGAAGCGGATTGTCCTTGCTTGAACCCGGCCCGGTTGGAGTCGTGGCAACTGGAGCGGCAGGTGCCTCAACATCTAAACCATGCATCCGGCGAGCTATCTGATAGGCCTCGGCCTGCATTTGCTCGTTGGTTTTTCTTAACCTGGGATCAAACTGGTCTCTATTGGTACGTTCCATCGCATTATAAATCTGGGTAGCCCTGATGGCGATGGAGCGTTGTGTTTTGGCATCCCCGCCAGTTAGTGATCCGCTCTGATCGATTTCCCGGTTACGGGCGGCCAAATTACCTTCTTCAGTCATCGTCATTCTATTATACTTATCTAGATGGAATTGTGCATTCTGATAAAGCTGCTGTGCCTTGTCATTCAATTCCTGTTCAGTGCGCAGTTCCTTGCGCTGGCCTTCCAGACCGGCAGTACCTGCCAGAATGCCCTTACCAATCACCGATCCGATTGGACCCGGTGAGGCTGCCATGGTCGCGCCCGCCTTCACCAGCGCCAGCCATGGAGACCGGACTGCATTCTGACCCCAATCCCGTTTTAACGAATCTGGATAAGGTTGCTGGGCTTGGGGCAGCATGTAATTGCTGATAACAGGAGGCGCGACGGCAGCTTTGATTGCCCTGGCTGGGATAGCTTCTTCTTCCTCACCGCCGGTGACGGGAACTCGTGTTAGGTCCGGTTTGGCTGAGGCATCCAGTCGCATGGCTCCGCTGGTATCTGCCCCCAGCGCGCCCGGACCCGGATAGGCCTTGGGGAGGGGTGTCGTGCCGGGCGCGACGCGATTCGGATTATCAAACTCTGTATCTGGCGCATTGGGCGCATAAGGCGAGCCTTTGAACCGGTCATTAAAGGTAGGTGCCGGACCGGTGCCCTCACCGGAGGGATTGTAGAACGTCGCTGGGGCGGATTTACCAAAATGGCTGGCCGCCCTCGTCCACAAGTCGGATGCGAAAGGAGCATCCGGATTGCTATCATCACCGCCACCATCCGCGTAGCCCTTAACAGCACCCCCACGATTGATGAACATCATCGCCATCTGCGCGATCTTGGCGATATCGCTTACGGTGTGGTCTCCGGAGCCTGATGCCTGCTGCGGCGATGGGAAGTTAAGACCACCCGTTAGCGGACCTGAATGGCCCCCGCCCATCGGCAGTGAGACAGCCGGTATCGGAGTTACTCCACCTGCCTTGGGCAGATGCACACCGGGGATGGCTGGGCCTTGGTCGTCAGTCTCGCCACCTTCCGCGTACAAGGGCACCGTTGGAATTGGGGCATCTGTGTTTTGGTTTCCAGCCCCAGCGACAGAAGGTATCTGCCCCGAAGGTAATCCGCGACGATCGTATCTGATTTGCGAGGCTGTCGCCAAATCTTGCGGAGATGCGCTGGTGCGAGCTTCCGCGCTTGGAGTTCTTGGGAACCAAAGCGGACTTAATCTATTATAGTCCTCAACTGAATAAGGATACGCGGCATCCAATCCAGCCTCGCCGCCTTCGGCCATGCGTAGTAAATGCAATCCTGTGAATATATTGGAAGAATTTGCTGATAGACCATAATCTATTTTGCCGCCTTTAGCATAAGCTGCACCTCCTCTGGAGCCGAACATCGGGAAACTCATGCCCCCGGTACCAGCGCCAAGACCGCTGGCATTGGCCATTTGGCCATAATTACCAACGCCCCCTGAACCGCCACCAAAGGCTCCTGCTGCACCTGCCAAGCCAACGCCAGCGGTACCGACACCCAGTAGCTGGGATATCCAGCTCGGTGACGGTGCCGTGGTCTGCTGCATACCTGTGGTCGTGCCGCCCAGGGCCGGAGCCAATCCGCCAGCGATACCAGCAAGATATTGCGGGGTCTGGAACTGATAGGCGATCCGGGCCAGTTCATTCTGGTATGGCGCATTCAGTTCAGCTTGCTGTTGTTGCTGTTGGATTTGGCCGGACTGACCTAGTGCCCCGGTACCCTGAAGGGCGGCGGTCTGCGCCCCGGTACCGTAGCCTGCCATGGCGGAACCCGCACCAGCCTCCATCTGTTTCTGTTGCTGGGCCGCCTGTAACGCCTGCTGGTAGAGCTGAGAATAGATTTGGCCCGAGGCTAACCCCTGCTGATTCGCCAGATTCCCCATCCCGACAGCGATGCGATCAGCACCAACACCACCAGCTTGGGCGGTCAGATTGCCCTGATTTTGGACATTTTGCTGGCCATAGATATTCTGAAGCTGTTTGGTGACATTATCCGCCATTGGGTTGTAGTATTGATTAACGTCGGCCCCGGTAATCGGAGCTGCGCTCTGGGCGGTATATTGAGCGGCCTGATTATAATAGGGCTGGGCCATGCCCTGAATCTGGCTATATTGATTAAACGCTTGCTGTTGTTGAGGATTAAAGCCCGCCACCGGAGCCACTGGCATCTGGAATGGCTGTGCCGCCGCCGACTCAGCACCCTGTAATGCTTGACCTGCCGCCTGTTGTGTGCGCGGATCAGCCATATAGGACTGATTCTGGTTGGTGGTGGTGGTCTGAGAACCCTTGCTGCCCATCTAACCCTACGAACTTGCTGCGGAAAGTGGCGACATACTACTCCCCTTTGGGGTAATAAAGAAGAACTCCCCAATTTTGGGCAGCATCCTCTGGTATAGCCTACATTTGGCCTCAGTTCGAGTGGTAGATTGAACCCCGGTCAGCAATGGTAACTTGGTTAATTCTACCTGATCTTTCATAAACTGTACCAACGCCTTGGCATGATTGGAGCGACGATGTTTTGGGTCCACAAAAACCATGTATTCCTCGATATGCAGGGCATGGGTATACCAGTGGCTGCCTATAGTGAGGAAAACCAATCCTTCAACAGCGCCTACTGGACCTATCACTCCTATCACACCACGAATTCCAGTATCGTTCTCGGATATGGTTTCCGGATAAATGACCCGATTTACAAACCACCGCACCTTGTCTTCCGCCAAGGGAAATAAAGCATTCTCGTCGTGGCTTTCCATCAAGAGCCGCCAGACTTCATCATAGTCAGCTTTACCGGCAACCCGGACGGTGGACTTATTGCTCATGGCTTCGGCGGCTTCAATTTGCGCAGCGTCTTGATATGCTGCTTGCGGGTATGGAGGACGAACTTGTCCAGCACGCGATGCCCTGTGGCCATATCGCCATGGCCGACTTGCTTGACTATATCGGGATGAATGATGAACTCGCCGCCGGCCGCCACGATGGGAACATGATCCGTCTCGCCGCCTTCCGCGAACTTATGGAACTGATGGAACCGGAACGGCTGCGCCTTCTGGGTCATCGGTTTGAGACCGTAGGCGGCATGGGTGAACATCTTACCTAGGACATCGCTGCCTGCCTTGGTGTTGCCCTGACCAAGGGCGGATGGGATATCCGCAGGCAGCACATAACTGCCCGGTGACACCTTCATCGGGATCTTGTCGGTCCTTCCCGGAATCGCTGAGTCGATTAACCCGCCTTGTTTGAAGTTAATAAATTCATGGTCTTCAGGATCGCGTTCTTTCACCTTGCCCCCCTCGGCTTTGCGTTCTGGCTGTTCCTCTCCTTGATAGAGCGCCAAGGGAACTAGTGACAGCCCCGCGATGCCCGCTCCCAAATCCCGAGAATGCGCTTTGGCCGGGTCAAACTTGGCATAGAAAGACCGCGCCTTGTTCAGGTTCCAAATGACATAGGACAGTGAACCAGGGTCTTCCACGTTATTGCGATAAGCGATGCTGTCATATCCCTTGGACTCAATCAATTTGCGCAAGTTTTTAATGCGCTGAGTATTAGCTACCTGTTGATCAGCAAGTGTGGTACCGGGTTTAATCCCCTCAAAATAAGCATGATTGACCTCATCTTGGGTGAATTTCGGATTTTTAAGCAACCCATACCTGATGTGCGCAGGGGTCCATGCGCCTAAGTCCGGCAGCGTCAACGGATTGTTGGTGCCGATGCGGGATGGAATAACCCTGAATTCACTCTCATGTGGTTTAAGGGATAGGGACTCACGGGCAACATTGGTATTGGTCCTCAGATTGCGCTCAACAGTTTGGCGATGCAACGGATGAAGATGGTGCAAACCCCTATCAACAGCCGCCTTGAGCGTCCCAAAATGAACCCCAATCTCTGGGGTGTGACCCATTTCCTCGGGCAGTTTGAATTCCGAAAAATTCTTCAAGGTGCCATGGAAGGCGGTGGTATTCAAACCAAGCTTGGCCGATTTCTCTGCAAGATCAGGTGGAGAGAGTGCCTCGTGAAGGTCATTGGTCGGTGGCCTTGGACCGTTATAATCAGAATTGGCGGTCTCATTTGGTTCCCATTCTGGCTCCTTATGACTTGCCTGATGGGCATAATAGTCTTCGATATCGGTGTCTTTGCCGGTGGGCTTGAATTCGCTCTTGGGCTGTGTCGGCGGCTGAAGTTCTTTCTCAATGTCCGCCAATAGCTTATCGTAATCATCTTGGTGGGTCACTTGCTGCCTGATATAGTCAGGATGCTCTGGCGTTACTTTGGGTGCACCCGGCTTGGTGGCCTGTATCTCCGGCGTGTTCCATAGCGCTGGAGCGAAGGAGGGTTCCTTCTTCGGTGCGAACTTGGCGAACTTGCTGTAATAATTATTAAACCCCTCCTTAGCGCTGGGGCTCAAATAGGTTTTAATGTTGGCAATTTGCTCAGGTGTGAAGCCACCTTCTACCGCCTTAATTGCGATGTCGTGGTTGAAATTGTCTTTCAGCTTGGCAATTGTAATGTTTTCAGCGGCTTTGATGTCGGGTTGATCAATTCCTGTCTTGCCATATGTGGCAGCGTAATTCAGAGCTTGTTCAAGACCTGCCGCCTTCTTCCCTGCCTTCAGAGCAGGTAGGGCGAACAGGGCGGCCTTGCCCGCCCCCAGAAAGGCAGTGTCCGGATTGATCATTCCGGCCACATCAGCCGCATGTTCCATACCGGGGCCAATTCGGCCCGCAGCCTTGGTCAGGGCTTCATAGGCAGCCCCGATCGGAGCCACGGCTGGGAGGGCTGTGCCAGCCAGTTCCTTACCGGCCCCCGCTACCATTCCAAGAGGATTGCCGGACGACAGGCCCTCCTCGCCACTCTTATAGAGTTCCGCAGAGGTTCGAGCTTGTTCTGCCAAGGACTTCTTAAAGTCCTCCATCCGAGGCAGGTAGGCCGGATAGTCTGTCGCGGGTGACTTATTAGCCTTGGGCTGTGGCTGCACCGGCAGGTCATAGTCCGTGGATATCGGTGGCGCGACCTCCTTGTGGGGGCTGATATAGACCTTCTTCAGGGCATTGAAATCCGGCGGAGTATCATCAACCTCGCCGCCCTCGGCCTTGCGGCCGTACTTGCGAACCGTATTCAAGGCAGACTTGATGGCCCCGCCAGCAGTATGCTTCTTGCCATACTTGTGGCCCGCATCGGCTGCGTGAAATTCCTTGGCCACTTTGACAGGAATTTTGGCCACCGATCCTGTAGGTTTCCACCCGTGGCTGATCGCTGACATTACCTTAGCTTGTTTGACGCTATGGGATGGCATCAGGCAGCCCTTATCATAGTAAGGCCGCCAATATAGGTTGGAGGCATGTTCTGGCTACCGCCACCGCCAGTATTATTTGCGGAGATACCAGTAACAGCGGTGTTGATAGTACCTGCGCCTGGAGATGCTGCCGATACTGCAAGGGCGCTTCTTACAACGGCGGATTGGTTGGCAGCGGCATTATGTACATGGGTGTGGCCGGGGTCAGTGATAGTATGGTTATGTTGCTGCATGGACTCATTACCCCCCGCAGCAAAACGGGTAGCGCCATTAATGCCACTGATAGCGGTGGTGATTCTGCTGGTGGTTTGGGTCAGTGTAAACCGGGATCGTCCCCGCGTATCCGGCAATGTGGTGCTGTCCAGAATGACAGCCAGCGCTGGATATGTGGTCGCCGAAAAGGTGCTGCCATCACAGTTCAAGTAGGGTGGAACTGTACAGCCTGAGACCCAAGCTGGAATGGATGAACCCGCATAATCCCAATATCGGCCGACGCGATGCAACGATTTGAAGACCATGTTGGTGCCGGTGTTGTTGACATCATGGAACTCACCAACAGGCGCACAAATTACCTGCCCGCCAGCGGCGGTCGTGGTCAATGTCACGGTAAAGGCACTCGATCCCGTGCATTGATTGAGAATTTCATAACCTTTCACGAATGATGTCGGAAAGGTGATGGTGACCGAGCCTGTCAAGGTCGAGTTGAAGATGATCGTCTTGCATTGATACTGCGACGAAGCCAAGATGACATTGGTATTATTGAGCGGAATGGTATTGATGCCGCCGAGAACACGGTCGAGGATCGTCCAATTAGAATCAACAGGCACATCCCACGTGCCCACCTGATCTCCAAAGGCCGGATTCTCAAGTTGAATATTGGGGGTGAAAACCGAAACCATCGACTTACCCTGTCCGGATCAAAGTAAGACCACCGACATACGCGGGCGGCATATTCTGGGAAGCACCAGCGCCGTTATTATTGATGCTGATACCGGTAACCGCAGCATTGATGGTCGCAGCGGCATTCACGATCATCCCTTCCGCTAGATTTACTAGTACTATACCACCATTTTGCACTTGAGCGTTATGAGTATGGGTATGACTGGGGTCAGTTACCCCGTGGTTATGTTGCTGCATAAGTTCATTGCCACCAGCGGCAAAACGGGTAGCGCCATTAATGCCACTGATAGCGGTGGTGATTCGGCTGGTAGTCTGGGTAAGTGTAGCACGAATGCGGCCTCGTGAATCCGGCAAGGTCGTTGTGCCGAGAAGATTCGCTAATTGTGGATAGGATGCTGAACTGAAAGTTGTGCCATCACAATTAAGATAAGGTTGTGGGGTAAAGCCCACATTGTTGGTGCCACAGGCCGTTATCCAATTAGGAACAGACGAGCCACCATAGTCCCAATATTCCCCGATATGGCCAAAGTTCCTGTATTGCAGATTGCCTAAGCCATCATTGGTGATGTTAATCATCTCGCCCGGTGGTGCGGCGATGAATAGACTGTTTGGCGTTGTGGTTGTCAGGGTTACCGTGAAAGCACTCGAGCCCGTACAGAGGTTTTGAATCTCGTAGCTTTTGATGAATGTGCTCGGAAAGGTGATCGATACACTGCCCGTCAGTGTCGAATTGAAGATAATTGTCTTATTGCGA